AGTTTCATGTGAAGGCGATACATCATTAACGGAGGAATAAGTGAAAAGTGATACCCAATACGCTATTGATGTTATTGATAGAGCAAAAAGAACGCTCCAAGAACGAGGGAAGCTATATTCTGGGAATCAGAATAAGACTGCCAGAATTATGGCAATTCTATTTGAAGGAATGAATCCTTTAGATACTGTGGATAACACAGAACGATATAAGCTGATTACTCATATCGTTGAAAAGCTCAGCCGATATTGCCTCAATTTTAAGAGAGGCGGCCATTCAGATAGTGCGCTTGATGGAGGAAACTATTTCTTCCTTCTAGCTGGCACAGATGACCGTATTAAAGATGATTATGCACGAAAGGTAAATGATTAATGAACATTCTCTGCTTCGATACTGAGACAACAGGCCTGATAAACAATTATTCAAAAAAGCTAGATATGCAGCCAGAAGTCATAGAATTTGCGGCTCAGCTAGTTCACCTAGACACTGGAGAAATATCTTTCAAATGTGATGAGCTTTTTAAGCCGACCCATGTCTTACCTAGCGTCATTACCAAGATCACAGGAATTACTGAAGAAATTCTGAGAGATAAGCCTTATATTCATGATAAGGTAGAATGGATTGCTAAGATTATCAGCAATGCAGATGCAGTTGTGGCACACAATGCGTCTTTTGATAAAGCTATGATTAATTTTGAGATGCAGCGTTATCAAGAGAAGATTGAATGGCCACGAGTTATCTGCACAGTTGAACAAACTATCCATATTAGAGGATATAGATTGAAGTTAAGAGAGCTTCATGAATATCTATTTGGTACAGTATTTGCTGATGCTCATCGTGCGTCGAGCGATGTTGATGCATTAGTTCGTTGTTGTATTGAATTAAATAAGCGCGGAATGCTATTATGAGAATTAGAAGCGGATATTCATTTCGGACCGCTGTGGGAAAGATTGATAAAGTCTTCAACACGGTGAAGAATTTAGAATGGGGAGCGATGCCTCTTTCAGATCGTTGCTCCACATTTGGTTTTGCGAAATGGGACAAACTCTGCCATAAGGCTGAACTCAAACCTGTGTTTGGTGTAGAGCTAGGCGTTACAGGCAATCCAGAAGATAAGAAGCCTTCCATTTCTTACTTCACATTCTTCGCTATCAACAGAATCAGAGCGATTAATGATCTAGTTTATGTGGCTACGAGTGCTCAGACTAGTGTACCAACTCTAACGTATGAACAAGCGTGCAATGCTGAAGGAGTTATCATCATTGCCGACAATCGCGTTCAATTAGGGCAAATGATTCCAGAGAATAAAGCATATATCGCATTGTCACCATCCTGCCCAATTGGCTTATATAAAGATGCAAAAGCGGCAGGATATGAATTTGTAGCGTGCTCAGATAACTACTTTGCAACAGCAGACCAAAAAGATGAATATCTTGTCATGCTGGGGCGCAACGCAGATGATCAATCTTATCCTATGTGGATAATGAACGATGGAGAATGGGCAGCTAGTTTATCTCCATCAATTGACATAGAAGATAAAATCAAAGCTATTGAGAATAGGAAGAAAATCCTTGAGCTATGTAATGCCAAATTAGAAATGGCTGAGGTCTACGTTCCATATAAAGAAAAGCATTTAACTGATATGTGCTTTGAGGGAGCGAAGCGCCTTGGAATTGATCTCAATGACACAGTATATTCGGCGCGTCTAGAGCATGAACTTAAGTTAATCCATGAAAAGAACTTCAACGATTATTTCCATATAGTCGCCGATATGATGCAATATGCTAAATCAATTATGATGTGTGGTCCGGCTCGCGGATCGTCAGCAGGCTCTCTGGTTTGTTATTTATTGGATATTACAGACGTTGATCCAATTAAACACAATTTGTTATTTGAACGATTTATCGACCTGACACGCGAGGACTTGCCTGATATTGATCTAGACTTCAATGACAAGAAACGTCACTTTGTCTTTGAATATATCGAGAGCACATATGGCAAATCTCACACAGCAAGACTTGGAACGGTTACAGAATTCAAGCCTAGATCAATTCTTAACACGGCTGGCTTTAATCTTGGCATCCCGAAATGGCTCTGTGATAGAGTTGCTGACGGATTGGTCGAAAGAGCTTCAGCTGATTCGCGCGCAATGCAGACATTCCAGGAAACATTTTCAGAATCAGAAGCTGGTAAAAAGCTACTAGCTGAATATCCAGAAATCAGAGTCGTTTTCGATTTCGAGAATCACCCTAATAATCCAGGAATGCACGCAGCAGGAATGGTTATCACAAAGGGTGAAGTTCTAGATTGCGTGGCAGTTGATGCGCGCAATAATACCACAATGTGTGATAAAAAGGATGCTGAGTATCTTAATCTGCTAAAAGTTGATATGTTAGGATTAAGTCAGCTTTCTGTTTTTGAAAGATGCTTAGAGCTTATCGGCAAGCAACCAACCGATAGGTTTCTTGAAACATTGCCTCTAGATGATGAGGCAGCGTTCGCAGTTCTAAATGATAAGAAATTTGCTGGTATTTTCCAGGCAAATGGAAAGAGCTTACAAATCTTATTTCAGTCGATAAAGACTGACTGTTTTAATGATCTTGTAGCTATTACCAGTCTATCTCGTCCAGGTGGTGTCGGTAGTGGCGCAGCAGTTAGATGGGCTCATAAAAAGAGCGGCAGATCGCCGATTGATTATTCAAATCCTGTCTTAGAGCCTTATCTCAAAAGTACGCTTGGAGAGGTCGCATATCAAGAACAGATCATGTCGATCGGTCGTGATATTGGTGAGCTAAGTTGGGCTGATGTTACGGCATTGCGACGTGCCATGTCTAAGTCAATGGGTGAAGTATTCTTCAGCAAGTATCGTGATAAATTCTGCGAAGGTGCAGTCAAACATGGATTCACACATGATGAGGCGTATTCTTTCTTTGGACAGCTTTCTAAGTTTGGTTCTTGGGCTTTTAATCTCAGTCATGCTGTTTCTTATAGCCTTATCACATATTCATGTTGCTGGTTAAAGGCACATCATCCGGTCGAGTTCGCGGCCGCATCATTAGACTCAGAGTCTGATCCTATGCGGCAAATTCAATTGTTGCGCGAACTAGCTCTGGAAGGTATCGACTACGTTCCGGTTGATCCAGAGCATTCGATTGATAGGTGGTCGATTACTGTAAAGACTGGAAAGCAAGTTCTTATTGGACCATTAACTGCTATCAAAGGTATTGGACCAGCAGCGGTCGAAAAGATTATGACTGCTCGCCGAAACAATACTCCATTGCCTCCAGGCATTATGAGTAAACTGCTAGATGCTCAGACAGAAATTGATAGTCTAAATCCCGTAAATGATGCCATTAAGAAACTGCATCCAAATCTTGAGGACATTAATATATTCAGCAAACCTACGCCTATCAGAATGCTGGATAAAGGGATGCAAGGTGAATTTATGATATTCGCCGTTGTTAACCGTATCCAGCCTCGCGATCTGAATGACTTACAGAATTTGGCTAAACGTAATGGTAGGCGCGTTGCAGAGCCTAGTTGGATTCTAAATATGTTCTGCCGCGATGACACAGATGAGATTATGTGTAAAATTCATCAGCGCGACTTTGAGACTGTTGGGCGAACAATTATCGAACGTGGCGGACAAGGCGAAAGCCTATATGCCATTAAAGGGGTTATCCCAGCTACGTTCCGAATGATGAATATTAGTCAGATTAGATATTTGGGTAAAATGAGCGATGCGATGAAACCTGTTCTTGGCAAGGATTTATTCGCATGAAAGACGCAGAATTAGTGACAGAAATACTCAAGAATTGTGCATTACGTTATGTGAATACTAATAGTCAAAATGATATTGATAGATCAATTGATCTTGCGACTAGAATATTGATAGAAGAACTAATAAAAAGAGATAATGAAAGAATAAATAAAATTAAAGTAATACTATCAACAAATTAGCTATTCGCCTAGCCTTTCGCGTGCTATGCTAGCACGTTAGGCCGATCTGCGCGCCGTCTAAAGCCTCGCTGAGATAGGTCATATTATGACAAATATTAAGGTAACCATAGAAGGAGGATATGGTTTTGCATATGGACCATTTCCTACAAGCTTTCTAGCTATTTCGGCGCATCTATCAGGTAGAAAGATGTGGCGCGCTGGAAAGTATCTTAAATTTGAAGCGTCTCCTTCCAATATTAAGGTACTGAAAAATTCGCCTCTAACATTTGAATGGGAAGATAAGACTGGCGATCTAAAAGATATAGATGAACTAGAACATTTGGCATCTCAGCAAGACAAAATAGTCATAAAGATTAATGAGACTTATAAGCCAAATGTTTCTTTAATGGAACATCAGAGACATACTATCGGGCTATGTACTGAGAGAAAGGCTTACGCATTCCTATATGAGATGGGATTAGGAAAGACCTGCACAGCTATCACAAACTTTGGAATTTTATTCCTTGAAGGTAAACTGACAGGCGTTTTGGTAGTTGCGCCAAAGGGTGTTCATAGAGCTTGGATTAAAGAGCAAATTCCAATTCATCTAGATAAGTCAATTAAAAAGAATATGACATTGTGGGAGCGCGGAGAAGAATATGATAATGAAGATTTTAATGTTCCAGGTTCTTTGAATATATTTTCTATCAATATTGACTCTTTGAATACAGACGCTGGCAGAGCAGCAGTTACACAATTCCTTGGTATTCACAAGGGAAAGTGTATGATGATTGTAGATGAGTCTCACACAATCAAAGAATATGGATCGCTCAGAACTAAGGCTGCAATTGAATTAGGGCGTGCTGCCGCTTATCGCAGAATTTTGACAGGCACGCCAATAGCGAAAAACTTGGAAGATGCTTGGTCGCAGTTCATGTTCCTCGATCCGCGCATCATTGGTATTTATTATGTCACAGCATTCAGAGCGGAATTTTGTGTTGAATATGATGGAAAGGTGACAGGCGATAAGAATGTTGAAGAGTTCTATCGTTTAATTGCGCCACATTGTTATCGAGTCACAAAAGCTGAATGCTTGGATTTGCCGCCTAAGATTTATTCAAAAGTTCCTTATGTTCATGGAAAAGATACACGCAAGCATTATGAGAATATTAAATTCGCATTTATGACTGATTTAAAGAATGGGGAAATTGTTGCGCCAGCAAATGCTTTGGCAGCATTGGTGAGACTACAGCAGATCAATTCTGGTTTCTTACCAAAGGAAGATGGGACCTACGAAATTATATCTAATGAGCGCGCAAAGGTCGCTCTTGATATTGTTGAGCAGGTCGAAGGCCCTGTAATTATCTGGGCAAGATTTATTCAAGATTTGGTTATTCTAAGAGAAACATTCAAGAAATATTCAAAAGAAATAGTTGGGATTAAAGATATTGAAAAATTTAAAAGTGGAGAAAAGAGGTTCGCATTTCTCAACCCTGCAAGCGGAGGCACTGGTCTGAATCTTCAGACTAGCGGCTGCCAGAATATGATATATTATAACAATTCATTTAATAGTATTCAGCGGTGGCAATCAGAAGATCGCTGTCACAGAATGGGTATGAAAGGCGCTTTAACCATTTTCGACATTATGGCTGAGAAGAGTTGCGACAAATCCATTCTCAAGAACCTAAGTGAAAAGAAATCATTATCAGACTTGGCTCTTGACGAGATCAGACAGATTATAGAAGGCGATTAAGGTCTAACTTTGTTTGCTTTCCTTAAACAAATCGCTTGCGCCGGGTTCTACTTTGCGGCATACTAAGAGAGTAAGAGAGACAAGCGCGCCCGGCAAGGGCGAAAACGAGGGATCAGAATATGAAGTATTATCAGGTCCGTTATCCATTCGGAGAGGGTGAGACCGTCGCACATGAGCATGAGACGGAGAAGGGCGCCAAGGCGGATGCCAAGACTTTGTCCAAGGCTCTTGGTACTGCGATGCTTGGCGAAATCGAAGTGAAAGAGGACGGTTCTCACGTCGTTCTTCGTACTTGGGAATATAATGGCGGCAAGGCTGAGAAGCCTGTTGCGCGCAATACTCCCGCTTCAGAAGTCAAGGTCGTTAAGACTGTTGACGAGACGAAGCTGCCTGAACCTGAAATCAAGGAGAAGGCCAAGACGACTATGACTCCGCTCGAAAAGCAGAAAGCCAAGCTCGAAGCTGAGGCCGCGAAGCTCAAGGCTATGGAAGATGGAACGTATGTTCTGCCTGGCCGCAAGCCGCGCGATCCGAACGCTCCGCCCAAGGAGAAGGCTGCCAAGGCTGATGATGTTGAGTCTTACGTCGCTAAGAACAATGTCACTGCTGATGAAGCGAAATTTATGATTCCGCTGCATTTCTCCTTCAAGGATGATCGTGCCAAGATCGTGCTGTCGCTCTTTAGGGCGCCTCAGCAGATTATGTCAACGCCTGAGCTGCTTGAAGTTCTCAATGCTACCGAGAATGAGACTGGTTCTCCGCGTGACAGCAAGTACGTCGTCCGTCAGATTAACCACATTGGTTATCTGATGTTCAAGAAGCAGACCGGCTACACCATTACTAGCATTGGTGAAGGTGCGGAAAAGAGTTACAAGCTCAATACTGGAGCGAAGCTCACTCCGATCGAGCCGACTGAAGAGACTGAATCGGGCGCTGAGGAAGCGGCCTAAAATTGGATTTCTCGTCGGCTGCCTAGACATCAGCCTAGATGAGAAGGTCGCCGGGTGAGCTTAACCTTT